GCTGCTTCCGTCATTGCTATGGCAGGCACAAAGGTGCTTATGGCACCGACGGCTCTCATGATGATCCACAACCCCGCAACTGCGGCATTCGGTGACCACGTCGATATGCAGAAAGCCATCGAGATGCTTGATGAGGTCAAGGAAAGCATTATCAATGCCTACGAGATCAAGACAGGCCTTTCTCACACACAGCTTTCCCACATGATGGACGAGACCACCTGGATGAACGCAAAGAAAGCCATCGAACTTGGCTTTGCCGATGACCTGCTCACAGACGAAAAGCTGACAGCGGCATCCGAAGCCTACGCTTTTTCCGCAAATTCCGTGGAAAAGGCACTTATCAACCGTATCTCCGAAAAAGCGGAGAAGAAGCCTGTGGGTAGAAAGGTTTCCGACCTGAAAGCCCATCTTAACACTGTTAAAAAATTTATGTAATGGAGGAAATTACACTATGACTATCAACGAACTGCGTGACAAACGCGCCAATCTCTGGAAGAGCATGACTGCTTTCCTTGACACCCGTACCGGTTCTGACGGAGTTCTCTCCGCCGAGGACGACGCTTCCTACGCAAAGATGGAAAAGGACTTCGATGCCCTTACCAATGAAATCAAGCGTATGGAAAGAAAAGAGGCTCTTGAAGCCGAAATGAACAAGCCCGTCGGCACTCCGATCATCGAAAAGCCTATGAAAACTTCCGACGATGAGGAAAAGACCGGCAGAGCGTCCAAAGCCTACACCAAGTCCTTCTGGAACGCTATGCGTCAGAAGAACATCCGTCCCGAAGTTGCCAATGCACTCTCTGAAGGCACTGACTCCGAAGGCGGCTACCTTGTTCCCGATGAATTTGAGCGTACTCTTGTTGAGGCACTTGAATCCGAGAACATTTTCCGTGGCCTTGCCCACGTCATTCAGACCGCATCCGGCGACAGAAAGATTCCTGTCGTTGCCACCAAGGGTACTGCATCCTGGGTCGATGAGGAAGGTTCCATCACCGAAAGCGATGATTCCTTCTCTCAGGTTTCCATCGGGGCATATAAGCTTGGTACTCTGATCAAGGTATCCAACGAGCTTCTGAACGACTCCGTTTTCAACCTTGAGCAGTATATCTCCAAGGAATTCGCCCGCAGGATCGGCAACAAGGAAGAGGACGCTTTCTTCAACGGTGACGGTGACGGCAAGCCCGTCGGCATCTTCAACGGCACAGGCGGCGCACAGGTCGGTGTGACTGCAGCGTCTGCTACCGCAATCACTGCCGATGAGGTTATTGACCTCTTCTACAGCCTCGGCGCTCCTTACCGCAAGAACGCTGTCTGGACTGTAAACGATGCGACCGTAAAGGCGATCCGTAAGCTGAAGGACGGTAACGGCAACTACCTCTGGCAGCCTGCCCTTACTTCCGGAACTCCTGATCTGCTTCTCGGCAGACCTGTGAAGACTTCTTCCTTCGTTCCTACTATCCAGGCCGGTGCGAAGGTCATCGCTTTCGGTGACTTCTCTTACTACTGGATCGCAGACCGCCAGGGCAGAATCTTCAAGAAGCTTTCCGAACTCTACGCTGCAACCGACCAGACCGGCTTTGTCGCAACTCAGCGTGTTGACGGCAAGCTGATCCTTCCTGAAGCCATCAAGGTTCTTCAGATGAAGGCGAACTAAGGCAGTTAAAACCAACGGGACAGTCGCTTTAACCGGTGGCTGTCCCACATTTTATGGAGGAAAAAGCTATGAGCTATAACACAAAAAACTACACCGAACAGGGCGGCGATACCACCCATTTCGGCGGCAAAGTAATCTTTGAGGAAGGCTGTGAGGTGGAGGGCGGTTCTTTCACTGCTGTGCCTACGGCTACGAAATCCCAGAAAGGTATCGTGAAGGTCGGGGACGGCCTTAATGTCAACTCCGGTACAGTTTCCGTCGCTCCGGCTTCGGATGATGCGCTTGGCGGCATTATTGCCGGTGACGGCCTTGAAGTCGAAGCTGACGGCACTCTTTCCGTAGCCGAGGCTACCAAGACTGTGGCAGGCGGTGTGCTTGCCGTTGACGATCTTGAGGACTGCGAAGCTACCGATGTGGCAGGCATCAATGCCTTTCTCAACAACTACCTGCTTGTGAGACTTCGCTCTGCAGGCATCTTGAAATAATAAAGAACCGGGCGGCATGGAATGAAAACTCTGTGCCGTCCTTCTTTTGGAGGAACATCATGACCATTACATTGGCAGAAGCAAAAACCTACCTCCGGGTAGACCATAACGAGGATGACACGCTGATTGGCAGTCTGATCGAATCGTCTGTTTCGCTCTGCGCGGACATTGCCCGTGTGACTGTTCAGGAATACACCGATTCCACGGATAAGAAAACGCTCCTGGCTCTTTTGTACGCCATTGCCTACTGCTATGAGCATCGTGAAGAAGCCGACCATAAGAAACTCACCCTTGACCTTCGTGCAATTCTCGAAGGAATGAGAAAGGCGGCATTCTGATGGATATAGCGGCAATGAACGAAAAGATAACGATTCAGAAGAACGTCCCTACCGTGGACGCTGTCGGCAATCACCGTGAAGTCTGGACAGACTACCATACCTGCCATGCAACGGTCAGCGGAGAAGAAAGTTCCGTAAGTTCCGAAGCGGAAACCGCAGGTCAGCGGGTGGGAAAAGGAAAGATCGCTTTTACCGTCCGTTGGTGCAGTGCGGTTGCAGCGGTCACTTCAACTGAATACCGGGTGCAGTTCCGGGATGAGCTTTACGACATCACCGGCATCGACCACATGAATTTCAAGAAGAAATCCGTGAAGATCATGTGCATGAAGGCGCGGAGGTGACGGCATGGTGGGAACAAGAGTGTCCGTGGACGGGCTTGCGGATGCCGTCATGAAAGGCTTGGAAGAATACGCAAAGCTCTCCACAGACGGAATGAAAGAAGCCGTGAAAAAAGCCGGAAAGGACTGCAAACAGGAAATCTCCGCTAATGCCCCAAAGCGTACCAGCAGATATGCCAAGAGCTGGGCAACGAAAGTAACCGGCGAAGCGGCAAATATGCTGCAGGTCACGGTCTATTCAAAAGAAGCATGGCAGCCCCACCTTCTGGAACATGGTCATGCCAAGCGCGGAGGCGGCAGAGTTCCGGCGCAGGTGCATATCGCTCCTGCTGAGGAGAATGCCGAAAAGGAACTGGAACAGGAAATCAGAAAGGCACTGGAGGGATAACGCCTATGGAAGAAATCGTATTGCTGCTCTCGCAGCTGACGGGCATACCGTTTGCGTATGACCATTTTGCGGAAGGCGAAGCACCTGACCCGCCTTTCATCTGCTATCTCTGTCCGGGAAGCGACAACTTCTCCGCTGACGGCAGAGTGTATAAGAAAATCAACGAAGTACACATTGAACTGTACACCGACTACAAGAGTCCTGATACAGAACTTGCTGTAGAGAATGTGCTGGATGAAGCCGGTATTTTCTACAACAAAACGGAAGTCTGGATTGATTCCGAAAAGCTGTATGAGGTTCTCTACACATTTTTTATGGAGGTAAAAGAAAATGCCTAAAAACAAAGTGAAATACAATCTGCGCAACGTCTACTTTGCGCTGCTCACCATCACGAACGGAACGGCTACCTTCGGTACACCCGTGCCGATGCCCGGTGCTGTTTCGCTCTCTTTGGAACCCAACGGCGAACCGTCTATCTTCTACGCAGATGGCTATGCGTATTACACCGTTTCCAACAATCAGGGCTATGAGGGTGACCTTGAAATTGCTCTGATCCCCGAGGAATTCAGGACACAGATTCTGAAGGAAACCATGGACGGAAACGCTGTCCTTGTCGAAGATGCGACGGTGGAAACTGCGCCCTTCGCTCTGCTTTTCGAGTTTGACGGGGATAAGCACAAAATCCGTCACGTCCTCTACAACTGCACGGCAAGCAGACCTTCTATCGAATCCGCGACCAACGAAGAGGAAATTGAGGTTAAAACTGAAACGCTCACCATCAAGGCTTCTCCTTTGGAGGGTGGTCTTGTCAAGGCGAGAACTTCCGATACGACTACGGCAGCCGCTTATAACGGCTGGTTTGAGTCTGTGTATCTTCCCCTGAATACTGATTTCGGAGTTACTCCTACCACGCTTTCTGTGGCGAAGGGTAATACCGGAACTGCGACTATCTCCGGTGCGCTCGGTACTGTTACCGCTGCGGTCACCGTTGACGGCGAAACTTCCGGCATGGTGCAGGCTTCTATTTCCGGTTCGACCTTGACGCTGACTACCAATTCGGAAACCAGAACCGATGTGCAGTACACGGTTACCCTCACCGATGCGGGCAGAACGACCGGCAATACCGCTGTCCTGACGCTGACCGTTACTGACGAATAATAAGGAGGAAGCGTCTATGGCTATTACGAAGAAAATCGAGATCGACGGCAAAGAGGTTCTGTTCAGGGCCTCTGCCGCCATCCCACGTCTCTACAGAATCAAGTTCCGCAGGGACATTTATAAAGACCTCGCGTCTTTGGAAAAAGCGGTA